ATTACTATAAGTAAACTTCTTATAGAGATCGAGATAATCAATTACAGATATACCTGCCATTTCACAAGCAATCTGTTTACGACCATGTAATACAAGATCTCTCTTACGAACATATCCCCAAGGTGAAAGCTTACGGACAGTCTTCTCACCCATCAATCTTTCTATTCTTCCAACAATATAAGGTATATCATATAACTCACAGTTCCACCCAGTCACAACTTCTGGTGGATTAGATTGCCAATACTCTAGGAATCTATCAATCAGATTATACTCATCTCTACACTGAACATACTTTACATCCTTACGAGTATTGTTAAATGGTCGTGATGCAAAACATATGATCTGCTTTGTCGTATAATCCTGTAATGTGATTGCAAGCAATTCTTCTGCACAATTAAAGACATCAGGAAAACCACTCTCTGCAGCAACCTCAATGTCAATAGTAACTAAATTAATTTTACTTATATCAAACTTAATCTCTTCCTCTGGATACTTCTCAGAAATATACTGACAGATATACCTGTCATTTCCATAAACGGCAAATCCTTCTACACCAGAATAGGTCTCATTAAATTCCTTACAATCAGATATTTTACCTGGTTTAATAGGTTCTACACTCTTACCATCTAAAGTTTTATACTTTGATTCTTTCTTAGAAGGAACATAAAGAGTGGGATAAAACGTCTCCTTTGCAGTAAAATGCTTGCCATTTTCATATCCACGGACAAGAATTTCATTAAATCTCTGATGGACATTTGTGTAGAATCTCATTGAATAATGTTCACGTAATCATCAAGTAGTTTTTGGTTGGGGTCAACCAATGTTAAAATTTTCTCTGAACTCATAAACATTTCTGTATTATCAGTCAGACTGGACATCCACTTAGTTAGTTTACCATCCTTGTCAATAACACAAGGATTAATTAACTTACAATCAGGTTGCCCAATATCAGCTAGTACCTCATCAATCTGTGAGACCAACCTCAGATTGTTCGTTAAGTACAGTACCTGAATCGGATTCGGTTCCTCCTCCTTCTCCTGTGCTGGAATCAACATCTCGTCTGTTGGTAGATCCGTCTGAATCATTTCGTCTTCTTGCATGAATTCTTCCCTTATAAGATTTTGTAATACTATCAAGTGGATCTGTAATACAAACCACCCAGTCTTTATTTACTATAATGTCGCTATCTTTAGATAAAGATATCCACTTATAATATATAACCTCATGTTTGGGAGTTGAATCCTCTTCCACAAGAAGTTGAGAAGTTTTTATTTTTATGATGTAAGGGTCTTTAAAGAAATAGGAGACTAGTTTGTCATCTGCATCCCTATACTCCTTAATGTCAGCAATTACATCTTCACCTGACTTCAATAGTGCTAATTGAATACTCATGGTAGTTATTTTTTCCTCTGTCTATTATAGCAAGAAAAAAGCACCCTGTCAAAGGGTGCTGATTTATCTCGAACTCAATTGTATTTATAAGTACTCTTTTCGAGCATGATGCTCAGGAACTATCTTATTTAAATTAACAGTTAAGAGTCCATCTTCAAAGCTGACCGATCCAATCTCTGTATCGTCGGTGATCGTCCAAACTCGTTGGAAACTACGTTGGGCCAATCCTTTGTGGACAAATTCTCCAACATTTTCTGATTCTTCTTTTTTGCCCTCGACATATAACTTTCCAAACTCTGTATAGACTTTAACGTCATCTTTCTTAAACCCTGCAAGGGCGATTTCGAGTTTCGATTCATGATTATTTAATTGTACCAAATTATATGGTGGATAGTTAGATTGGGGTTCACCAAAATCAAATACACGATCAAGATAATCATGCATTCCAATACTGTTTTTTGAGATTCTTTCCATTAACTGTGGAAGATCTGCTGCTGTATACCTTGTAATACTGCTCATAATAGTTCTCCTTTTTAAGCGAGTGTGTTGTGTCCCTTACGGCGACACTACTATTTAACCACAAATGCTTAAAAAAGTCAGTGTTGAAATCCGAAAATTATGATGCGGTTTCTTCTACTTTTTTCTTCTTGCCAATATTATACTTGGTCTCAAGAATCCATTCACCCTTCTCTTTATATGCAAGAACTTTAATCTGATTTAATGGAGCAACATCAATAACTGATTCTGGTTTAAGAACAGTTATAAGACCCCAATCAGTAAGTAATTGAATAATTCTATTACGACGTTGGACATCATTCTGAGTTAGATTGGCATGTTTACCATCTAATGCAAACAATTCTTTAAAATGAACGATATAATATCTTCCTTGCTTATGCAAGATATGGCATGATTGATATATCTTTTTCTCTTTTCTGGATGCTACTCCAATTCTTGTGAGAGTTTCTCTTACTTTTAAAAAGTCATCTGGTTCATTCAGTGTGACTTGTATCATCTGGTCAGCAGACCATTTGACTTCGGGCTCGGCAATCATTTTGTTCCTCCAGTTTCAAATTTAGATTTTATAAAATTAAGTTGTTCGTTGGTTAGGATTCTTAGAGCCTGCTTTGCCTTTTCGTTACTATATCCATAATAACGTTTCACCAAGTCAAGATCTTTAATCTCATCTTTGCGGAGCCAAGGAGAGAACCTCTTTCGCTTCCTCACACTATTTAGAAAAAAGGAATACTGGAGATCACTATCCAGATGGTGATTGAGATTCATCTCATTTGCAAACAAAACTGTATCTAAATGTCCTGACATACATCTATTAACAATGTATGCAGGATACTTTGCTGTAGGATCTTCTTCAAGAATATTCTTTTTGTTTTGGTTGATTGAGTTTAACCAATCTTTCAATTCAGTCATTTTGGTAATTTGCGATTAAAGTTCCAATTTTCAAATTTGATGAAGAGTTTAAATATTCCAACTAATATTCTTTTTACAAACTCTTCCAAAAATATAATAGGTATGAATATGATTTCAAAAGTAGTCATCTTATAATTTGAATATTATCATCCTCTGTCCAGAGTTCGACCTCAGTTCTAAACCTACCCTCAGACTTTAACTTCTCATATCTCTTACCTGCTTTTTTCTTCCACCACTTAATAATATTTTCAAGATGAAATTTATCATAGTTCTGACCAGGTATTAACTTGTCTTGTTCACCAAGAATGACTTCACGAATATTACTATAACCATAATCTGAAATATAAAACCTTTTCCTTTCAGTAAGACCAAATGCCATCTTAATTACTCTATTAAATTCTTCTAATTTCTCTTGATCTTCCAATGAATTCCTGATAATAGAAATCATCTTATTCTGACGTTTCATCTTTTTAGATGAAGCTCTATTCTCTGTTAATGGTTGATTATTATTATATCGAGTAAACTCATCATGAAGATGATGAAATTTTGCAGCATGTAATAATGGAAGAAACTTGCTATCAGTCAATCCCTTATATCGTATAAATGGTTTTAAACCATCATACTGTGATGCAGATGTAGTGGATCCATAAAGAGAAGTAGTTTCAAATAAACCAATATTTTTTTTAAACACATCATTAATTATTTCTCTTGCAAAATGAGATACACATAATAATGCAAGTAACTTTCCACCAAGATAATTATATCCAAATGGTTGCGATGGAACTATAGCAAATCCCATTACAGCGTGACGATTGAATATAGAAAGATCAGGTGATTCACCTAACCAATTATTTCTAGGTTTAGAATTAATAACTGGTGAACCAAATCTAATAAAACCTATTACTTTTTGAGTTCTCTTTTCACGAACAATCCAACGCAATTCTCTACCAGGAATATTATCCTCAATATTATGAGAAGAAGTTGCAATTAAACGACTTCTGTAATAATCTTGCGATAGAGCATTATCGAAACGATCACCAACAAACTTAACCTCAAAATCCATTTCATCTGGATGAATATCCTCATTTAAGAATTCATCCTTCATAGACATGAGAGTAGTTGGTTTTTGAAGTACTTCTCGTTTTACATGCCTGAGATAATCCTCAATAGTAGTAAAATGCTTAAAGTAATCAATAAATTCATCTGCTGCCCAATCAGCAACTTCACTCGGTACATGATCAATAACTTTCATTTCAATAAATTAATGTAAGCTGCTATGACTAATAAAGTCAAACAAATTTGATTATATCTCATTTGAAATTACATTCTACCATAATCTCAGTCATTGCTGCAAGAAGATTTATTTCTTGATCTGCTACGAAGGCAGACTGATAATTATACTTAGCAACAATGAGCACAGCAGCAGCAATACTAGGGCCGTCAAGGGTTTCAGTAAGACTATCGTAAACACGACGCAAAAGTACAGTAGAATCATTGTCCAAATTACTGTTGACCCACTTACGTACTTCAGGAAAGTTTTTTTCCTTAAGGTTCTTAATAACATCATTTACATTAATATCAGTAAAACTTGCTAGAATACCACTATCTATTTTACCACCAACAGAATATCTCTGGCATTCATTTAATACTCTCCTCCAGTCTGGAAAGTGTTTGTTTATGAGTTCTGCGAGAACACGTTTATCAGCTTCAATCTTTTCTTTCTCTAGAATATCATTAAGTCTCTTAAAGAATTGAGATGCTATCTGTGCTTTCTCTTTACCTTTAATTCCGAATTCAACCACAGCACACCTTGAGTGTAAGGGTTCGAGTATTTTATTCTTGTAGTTACAGGTGAAGATGAATCTACAGTTATTGGCAAATTCTTCGATAAAGGCCCTGAGGAGAAGTTGTACATCATTCCCTGTGTTATCGGCTTCATCAATGATAATGACCTTGTGCTTTGCCTCAGATGATAAAGATACTGTTGATGCGAAGTTTTTTGCGTTGTTCCGAACAGTGTCAAGAAACCTGCCTTCATCCGATCCATTAATGACATAAAAGTCTGCTCCCAATTCGTTACATAGTGCTTTTGCTACCGTAGTCTTACCAACACCAGGAGGGCCAGAAAGAAGCATATTCGGTATCTCACCTGTATTTAGAAAGTCCTTAAAAGTTTTCTTTATATTCTCTGGGAGAATACATTCTTCAATTGTTTTGGGTCTGTATTTTTCAACCCATATAAAGTTGCTCATAGTTAAAATCCTTTGGACTTTTTGTTAGTCTTTGGTTTGTCAATTGTTTCAATAACAGGCAGTTCAAACTTATGTTGATTGTTCCACCAATACTCTTGTACTTCTTGCCATGATTCTACCACAAAAGATCGGTCTTTGTAAACTATCTTATAGTGATGCCTGTCATATGGCAAGTCACTTGTTTGTGAGAAGTATTGAGGATCATTCTTTCCAATGAGTTTAGTCACCAAGTCTTTTGATGTGTATTTACATCACCCTCAACATGGTTATGATCTATCTCATCTATATGAGCATGATCAATAGATTCAATGTGAAGGTGTTCAAGAGAATTAGCAATTCTCTCAAGGGCATCAGCGATGCGTTCAGATGTTTTCATAATTTAGTCAAATCCAATGCGGTTTTCTGGATGGGTCACGTAAATAATTAGATGCAACCCAAGGTTTGCTCGATATATAACGTTTGTAAGCAGTAAAAGTGTCAATGCTTGTGTCATATTTAAACTGATCGGGCCCTGCGAATGCGAAAGATTTAGGATCATTATCTTGTGATGGAAATATTTTGACAGCGTGTTCTATAGTAGATTGACAACTGTGTCTTTTAGTATACCTATGAGTATATTCATAGCATAAAGCAAGACCATGAAGTATTAACCATGTCCAATTATCTTGGGCCCAGATAGTGCAAGGATGATTACGAAATGCACCTTTGTCTGTTCTGTATGGAGTGCCATCAAGTTTAGGTAATGTGCCAAAACCATGACCCCATTTTTTTGATGCAACAATCGATAACATTTGACATGTTTCTAATGGCATCTTAACGATGTGTTTGTCAGGTAACACTTGTGCAGATTTTACTGCTGAAGGATCAGTTACAAAAATGTTCATACAATAATTAAATTCCTAAAATTTTACGTTGACGATTGAAATAATTTTCAAGTATCCAAGAACTACTATTCATTTTATTACTACCACCAACACCCCATACAAATAAAACTCTATCATCATTTTCAAAAGCATCAAGTTCTGGAGTATTGTCTTTAGCTCTATCACCACCATTACAAAAAACAACTTGATCTGTTTTTTCTAAACATTTGGAAATAGCACCACATGCAGAATCATCTGCATCATCCCATGATACAATAGAATCTACCATATGTAAATGACGAATAATATCTGCTCTTTCAACCCAAGGAAGAAAGTATTGTCCTTTCTTCCTAATTAACCATTCATTACTATTCAAACCAACTACAAGATGATCAGAATAAGTTTTTGCATTTTTTAAATAACGAATATGCCCCGAATGAATTGGATCAAACCCACCAGTTACAAGAGAGATCATTATCCAAATGTAGAGTCTGGTTCTAATGCAATAAAGTAAGTTAAATTATAATTTTCATTAACAAATCTAGAAAGCAATTTCTCAGAAATTACAACATTATAAGTACCTGCTAAAATTTTAATATTCTCAACTTTAAAATTAAAGGAAAACTCTCTATCAGTCTCACCAACATTAATAGCAAACTCATTAGAAGTATCATTTTTCTTATCACGCACAACAAGTTTAACAACACCTGCTTCACCAACTGCTGATAAATCTGGAAGACCATAAATTGCAGATGCTTTTAATATGGAAATAAGTTGACTATTATCAAAAGTAAAACAAACATCTTCACTAGGAAGTGTTAAAGTTTTCTCAGGTGGAGCAACGATTACACTAGGATCAGCAAAGAAATACTTTGTCCTATTATTCTTTCCACTACGAATTAATAAATGAGATTCATTCTTAAAATCTAATTCATGATTATCATAAAGATCTATACCATTTAAAAACTGAACTAAATCATAGATAGCAAAATCTTGTGGAATATCTTCTTCAATATCAGCCTCTGCAAGAATATTCTTCATTACAGACATTGTACGAAGAGTGTTACCCTTTTTAAAAAGAATAGACTGATTAATTGTGGAAAAGTTCTTCAGTAAAGCAAGAGTTTTTTCAGAAAGTTTCATAGTGTGAGGTCGAAGTTTCATTATTAAGGCATGTTGTGATCAATGTTTCCACTGGTCATTGATGGTTTTCCGTAGTGGTCATCAAAGTGTAATAACAGCATAGCATAATGTATGACTTTTAGCAAGTCTTTTTTATTCTTTCCATCTTTATTTCCATATCGACTTCCATATTTAAGTATGTTTGCTTGACAAAATGCAGATGCCAAATCTTTAGATGCCATTAAATCTATGGTTTGTACTTTACGAAACTCATGTGCGTTACCTGTATAATGACCTTGATAAGTTGAAGAGACATATTCTTCAACATCTTTTAGAATCTCTTCTTCATGATACTTGTATTGATGATTTCTTTTAGGTTCGTAATTAAAATGACTATAAGGATTTGCACCAACATGATGTGCTATTTGATCATCATTATCTGAAAGTGTCGTAAACTCTGATGGAGCATCAGAATCACCAACGTATGGATACTTATCACCAAAGTAATCACCTTGAATTACTTCTTTCTTTGTGTGATCATCACCTGATTTTCTTCTTGTTACTGTAGTTCCACCATCAGGTGATTCATAAATCCAAGGAGATTTTCCAGTTACTGATTCTGCCATAAGATGATCGAATGCGTCTGTAAATGGATTTTCCCTATCAGGATCGTTACGAGTATAATCGTAATAAGCATCTGAATGCTCTACTTTTTTTTTAGTCATAATTGGATAATCTGTATCAAATGTTCCATCTAAAATAGATGCTGCTAAACTCCATGCATTAACCATAGGTAAATAGGAAATCGTTTACAAAAGATTCTGACTTTTCCTCTCCAAACTTGCCTTTAAGATATCCTCTAACAGGATCAAGTTCGGTCATGTATTTGTCAAAGTCAGCATACACTGAGATATCTTTTCCTTGTGGGTTACTTAATTCTACCATCTTTTTATATTCTGTCAAGTATTGTTTAAACATTGGTAGATGTTCATTAACCTCATCAGGTTTACAATATCTTACAAATATATTTTCTGAGAAGTGATTACCCATTTCAAAGAACCTATACTTACCATCATCTTTTGGAAGACCATCAACTGAGAAAAGATACTTCTCTCTTGGATGTTGAAAGTCAAATACTATAATGACTTTCTTCTCACTAAACTTCATTAGATCCATTCCAAAACAAGGAAGGTCTGCACCTGTTTTAGGATACAGTATAGTGTTGTAGATGTCAGATCTAGGATCTGTTATGTGTGCTTCCCTTGCCTTGATAAAGTGTTTACCGTAACGAAGGTTAGCAATAAGGTGAGCATCTTTTCCTTTCCACTCGGCCCATTGTTCCCCAACCTTTAGGTCAGGGAATGTCTCTTCAAGAGCAGCAATGTAGTATTGCCAAATGGTCATGCATTTTCCTCTTTTGTTAAATCGAAGTCAGCATCTACCTTATCATACAATTCAAGAAATGCTTGTTTAGTTTCTTCATCAAAACGATTAACACAAACAGAGATTGCTTTTGCTTTATTATTAAAAATGCTATAAGCACGAAGAATGTGAATCAATCTACGAGTACTAATAATTTCTTCGATACCACCATCATAGAATGTTTTACGAATAATGTCACCCCAATCAACTAATCTCTTACAGAAATCAGTATCAGTAACACCAAGAGTAGAAGCAACTCTTCCTAAAATCTTAGACTCTATTGCTGGTGAGGGGTAGTCTTGTTCAAATGTGACTGGGAATCTTTCAAGGAAGGCTTCATTGAGCACGTTAGTTCCAATAAATCTTCCGTCGTCTGAACCTTTACCTTTAGTATTTGCGGTTGCGATGACGTTAAACCCTCTTGCTGGTTTGACG